GGTCAGTTAGGTATTGCTGCCGATAAGTTGGATGAATTTGCACGCGTTACCGCGACTATGGCAACCGCATTCGGCATGACGGCTGAGGAGGCAGGCAATGCCGCCGCGACGATTGCCAACGTGTTCCAACTTCCGATTGGAGAGGTCGAGAAGCTCGGCGACGCCATCAATGTCTTGGGTAATAACACCGCAGCCCGTGAAAAAGACATTGTTGCGGCGATGGCGCGCATCGGCGGTACGGCGAAACAGTTCGGACTTGCCGCCGAAGAAGCCGCCGCGCTTGCCGACGCCTTTATCGCCTTGGGCAAACCGCCCGAAGTGGCGGCTACCGCCATCAATGCGCTGTTGCAAAAACTGCAAACCGCGCAAAGCCAAGGCAAAGGTTTTCAAGATGCGCTGCAATCCATCGGAACGTCCGCCGACGAGATGGCGGCAAACATCGCCGCCAACCCGCAACAGGCTCTGACCGAGTTCCTGCATAAACTCGAAGGCTTGGACAAACAAAGCCGCGCCCTGACGCTCTCGCAACTCTTCGGCACAGAATACAACGACGACATTGCCCTCTTGGTCGGCTCGCTTGGTGAATATGAAAAGGCTTTGGGCTTGGTAAACGACCAAGCACAAATACAAGGCGCGATGCAGAAGGAGGCGGCAGCTGCATTAAATACTACCGAAGGGCAAATCAATAAGGCTAAGGCGGCAGTTTCCAATATGGCAGGAGAGCTGGGTAATGCCTTATTGCCTATTTTAAAAATAACGGCATCCACGGTTGAGACGGTTGCAACGGCGATTAGCGATTTCACAAAAGATTTTCCGGTATTGTCCAAGCTGGCGGTTTACTTTGCTGCCGCCCGTGTTGCAATGGAGGCGTATTCTGCAGTTGTGCGTCTTGGTGGTGCTGCTGCATTGAAAAGTTTGGTGTCTCAAAAAGCTGCTGTCGATGCGTTGACCGTTTCATATGGTAAAGCCGGTTTGGCGGCTAAAGAATACGGGAGTATTGCATCAGCAGGTGTCGCGGCACAATCAAAAGGGTTGACCGGTTTGGCTTCGGGGTTGTCTTCCCTTGTTGCCCGATGGGGCATTATCGGTACGACGGCAACGATTGCCGGAGAAGCAGTCGGCGGGTTTATTCAGGATTTGTACGAACATATTCCTGGTCTTCGTGCAGTGTTTGACGAGATGGCGCGTCCGATAGCTATGATTGACAGCCTGTTGACGACGGGGAGTTTGGATAAATATCACGAATTTTTCAAAACTGACGCCGAAATCAGGCGCGAACTGGAAGAATCAAACAAACGGTCTGCTGAAGCCGCCGAAAAAGCCGCCGCCGCCAAGAAAAAGGCAGCCGAAGAGGAAGCCGCCGCCGTCAAAGCCCTGCAAGCCGAATATCGTGCTTCCGCCGCCGAGCAGGCTGCGTTGGAGCGCAGCATGGCTGCCTTGCGTGCCGACGGGCGCGAAACTGGCGATTTTTACAGCGAGTTGGCGGTCAAGCTGGAAAACGTGCGCACCAAAACCGCCGACCTGAAGGCAGAACTTGACAAGAAAAACATCAAAATCAGTGCGGATACGGGCGAACTTGCCGAGGCGCAAAAAGCCCTTGAATCTTTGGGGCTGACGGCTGAAGAAGTCACCACCGGTCTGAGTAAGAAAGCGTCAGAAGGGATTGCCAACTTTTCCATCGCTGCCAATAAGTTTGGCAATGATGCCGAGCAGATGTCCCGTGTGTTTCAGGCGGCATTAAAGCAGATGGACAGCCCGGAAGCGGTCGACAAACTGAAAGCCGCCTTGGAAGACGCGGGCAAACAGGCAGGCATGACCGCCGAGGAAATCAAAAAAATCGGCGATGCCGCGCCTGTTGCGTCCGATAAGGTTGCCGACGCATTCGCGAAAATCGGCGTCGACAGCAAAGCCGTGATGACCGGCATCAGCAGCGACGCACGTCAGGCGTTTGCCGACTTTAAGGACGCGTCCGAACAGGCGGCTGCTGCCGGACAGAAAGATGCCAAACTGATGCAGGCGGCGTTTGAGCAGATGATGGGCAAACTCAAAAGCAAGGAGGAGTTCGCCGAGTTCCAGCACCAGCTCAAAGCCAGCGGCGATGCGGCACTTTTGACACAGGAGCAGCTTGCCAAAATCGGCGAAGCGGCGGAAGACAGCGCCAAAAAGGGCGGGTCGGCTTACAGCAGTTTCTACGACGCCGCCGAAGAAACTATCAGGAAAGCAGAAGAAGCAGAGAAGAAGGCGACTGATTCAGCAGAGCAGCACAGGTCGAAAGTTTCCGAAGTTTCCAAAGAGTACAACAATCTTAGTGAAGCGATGAAATCCGCCGCCAACGGTGCGGATTTCACCGAAATTGCCGTCAAAGCAAAAGACGCGATGGAAAGCGGCGCAATTAGCGGCAAGCAGTACCAGCAGATTGTCGAACAAATCAAACAAAAAACGGACGAAATGAACGGCTCGACGCGTGCCTTCGGAGACACTGCGAAATCGTCTTACGGGCAGGCATCCAAAGCCGTTACCGACTACGGCTACCGGCTCAGTCAGACGGGTGGCTACGTCAAGTTCAACAACGAGCAGCTTGAGCTCATGAACCAAAAATTCAGGGGCGTCAAAATCGGCATGGAGGCGACGCTGCAAATCGGGCGCATGAAGGACTACACCCAGCAGATTTACCTTGCCAACTCCGCCATGCAGCGGTTGAGCGACGCAACGGCGCAGGGCGCGTTGACACAGGGTGTGTTGAACGATGCAGCCGGTGCGGCTGCGGCGGCTGCCGACAAGCTGGGCAATACCGAGCTGACCAAGTTCCGCAATGCGATTGCCGACGCGCAACGCCGTCTGAACGCGCTGCGCCAAGAGGCAAGCGATGCGACACGCGCCCTTGAGGCAGAACTTGCCGAACTCAACGGCAACGCCGAGGCGGGCTACGCTTTGCAGCAGGAGAAAAAGCTGCGCGAATTGAATCAGAAGCTGGCAAACGCCAAGCAACTGGGACAGGGCGACATCGCCCGCGAATACCAGCGTCAAATCGAGTTGCAGCAGCAAATCTACGACCGCCAACGCAACAAACGCGCCGAATCTGCCGCCCAAGACCGCGCCCGCAGCCAAAACACGGCAAGCGGCAGCCACAACGTGGCACGCCAGTTGCAGCAAATCGGCAATCCGCAGGTCAACGTCAATACTGACGAGCTTAACCGCCTGTTGGCGCAACGAGACGAAGCAGTCGCCAGCAGGGCAGTCGGCAGCCTGATGACGCAACTGGAAAACTCGTTCAAGCGGACAAGTTAAATCAGACGGTAAATACAAACCCGACTGCAACCATGCCAAGCCCCGATTTTCGGGGCTTTTGCTTTAATAAGGCTTTATTTTTAAAGCAAAGGTCGTCTGAAATGGCCGATTGGATTTTAAAGCGCAAGGACACCGGCGCAAGCGTCCGCCTGCCGCAGGATATGCGTTGGGAAGATGAATTTGGTTGGAACAAGGTAGCACAGGCCGCGCCGCAACGCACCTTGTCGGGCGGATTGGTGATCCAGCAGGGAATTAAGGCAAACGGCCGCCCGATTACGCTGTCGGGCGATTGGGTGTGGCTGGACTTGGGGTCTTTGCGTACTTTGCGCGATTGGACGGACGTCCCCGAATTGGAAATGACGTTGTCTCATTACGACGGGCGCGAATTTAATGTCATTTGGCGCACGCATGACGCGGCTTTGGGCAACGTCGAGCCGGTGCGTTATTCAACGCCGGAGGCGGACAGCGAACGATACACCGCCAAGCTCTGCCTGATGACGTTTTAAGGTCGTCTGAAAGCAGGTTTAAACAGGATTTAAAAAGGTTTCAAAATGGAAAAAACAACGCGCCTGACGCAACAGGATTTGCAGATTTACCCCAGCCAGCGCATGACCGATACGCCTGACGGCGGCGGTTTGATGGTGGGGCAGCCGCTGACGGGCGAGGATAACGAGATTTTCCCGCCCGTTTCCGACGTTGACCGCACGATGGGCAGTTTGGACGCCCGTTTGCTCTACCCTGCCGTCTTGCGTAACGATTCCGAGCCGCTCTATGGCGGTCATTTTGTCATTACTGAGCCGCCGACCTCTGAAAACGTGTCGTTTTTGGCGTTTAAGGCGAGAAACTACGGCGAGAGCCGCGCAGACATTATGCCTCGCATTGAGGCGTATTCCGTGCCGACGGTGGAGAGCCGTATGACGCTGATGGGTCGTCATTTGGCGGGCGTGCGCCTTGTGCAGGCATATCAGCGCGAGGAAGCCCCGCTGCCTAAAGTGGGCGAGCGGTATTGCTTACAATACGAAGACAAAACCAATGCCAAGACCGAGCGCATTACCGAATATTTCCGCATCGCCAACCTGACGCACGAAATGCGGACGTTTGAAATCCCCCAGCCGAACGGACAAACCAAAGAAATCCGCCGCCGTGTTGTCAAAATGGAAACCACCAACCCGCTGACACGCGATTTTGATGGTGTCGATTACCCGGTCGAAGGGTATGCAGGCAACAAGGTCAAGATTTTGGAGACGCAGGTCGCTGATTCGGCGAGTTACTACGGCGTGAAGCCCGTTTCAGACGACCTCAAGGCGGGTGATGCGTCGTTGACGGTTGCCAGTATCTACGAAAAGCTGGTTCCCACTTCGACGGTGGAGACGCCGTATGCCGACCAATATCCCGTTGCGGGCGATATGTGGGTGGCTGCCGCGCCTGAAAAACAGGTGTTTCGCGGTTATGTATCGGGCGGCACGTTGACAATGCCCCATTCGCTTTTGCCGGGCAGCATCAAAATCGGCAACTACAAAGACAATGCGCAGGGGCAGTTGGTCTCCGGCGACGATATCATCCAAGCCGACTATGAAAAAGGCCGTCTGAGCGGCATCCCGAGCGGGACTTATACCGTTTCCGCCATCCCCGCCGCCAAATCGTCGGCAGCGCGGTTTGCCTTCGCCGTTGAAATCAAAGAGACCAACCAAGGCACGGCGTTTGCGCCGCTGCTGACACCTGCCCCCGTTGCGGGCAGCCTGAAAGTGTCGTTTATGGCGTTGGGCGTTTGGTATCTGCTCGCCGATTCGGGCGACGGCGTGTTGCGCGATGAGGCAGGTAAAGCGGCAGGCACGGTGTCGTCTGCAACCGGCTCGGTCGTGCTCAATCTGCCCGTATTGCCCGATGTCGGCAGCCGCCTTGTGTTCCAATGGGGTGGGATTTCGGGATTCGCGTCATCCGACGGCGGTAAGACCGGGACGGCAGCGACGCCGAAACCCGCAGAAAGCAAATGCACCTATGGTTTGGGTCATCCAATCAAGCCAGGCACGCTGGTATTGACTTGGGAGGATAACGGCACCAAAACCGCCCGCGACGACGGCAATGGCAGTCTGACGGGCGATATGCAGGGGTCGGTGGATTACCTCAACGGCGTGATTTCGACCGCCCGCTACATCAACAGCAATACGGTCGAGTACACCTGCGAAGAGACGCGCCGAATCAGCGCAAGCGTGGTCGGCGGCGCAGGTTACGGCATGACGGCAGAGGATAAGGGGGCGCATTGGGAGCTGGTATTCAAGGATGCTACGCCTAATCAGTCGGTCTTCAGATTGGATGTTAAAGGGCAAGTCTCCGAAGAGACAGAGTACACAGTGCCGAATTGGTATGGCGCAGCGGTTAGATAGGAGATGAAAATGGCGATTTCTGCCGGAAAAGAAATTAAATCAGGTACGGCGCGCATCAGTTTGCTCGCAGTCAAAGGCGGCTGGAAGGTAGGTAAAAACGCCGTACAGGGTATCCGTTGGGACGGCGGCAAGTTGATTGTGTCAAAATCCGCATTAAGAGTGGAGGCGTTGGCTTGGGCGACCAAGTCTTATTCGACCTTGGGCGTTGCATGGCGCGCGCAAGATGCTACCGCCAAGAAAACCGTCGATATGTCCTTTAGCGATTGGAGTGCGGAGTTTTTGTCCGCTGACTCTTCCCATGCCAAACCCCGAAGCGGGCATCTGGCAGGCGGGCTGACATTTAATGTCTTGATTGACTTTGACCAAGGCAGCACCTGCGTTTACAACTCATGGTCTTTTTCAGACGGTACGACCGAAATCGTCGAATACGGCGGCACGCTTTATAAAAACTGGGATGCGGCCAAAGGCAGCGGCGAAAATATCGGCACATTGTCCGCCGCCGGTGAAGTGTCTATAAACGACCCTGCCGTCAAATTTCAAAGCCTCAAGGTAACGGGCGGGGTTGTCCGGTTGCCACAGGTTAAGATTTTTTCTTATGCGGGGCGAACGCCTGCCGCGCCGGTCAAGCCCGAAAGCTTTACCGTCTATGCCAACAACGGCGACATCGTCGGACGCAGCAATGCCGAAGGAAATATCGAAGGCGGTATCACGGGGAAAATCGACTACGAAACAGGTTTCTACGAAATTACCCGCACTGCAGGCTTTTATCCCGAAGAGCTGCGATACAACGCCGTAACCCAAGACAACCTGCCCTTGGATTCGTCGATTATCGGCATTGATGCCGTGCGCCTGCCTGCCGACGGGCGCGTCCCCGTGTTCCGCAAGGGCGACATGATTGTGATTTCCAACCGCCTCAAGCAGGATTTGGGCAGCGCGTTTACCGCCGCCCAGAAAATTATGCTCAACCGACAAAACCTCGACCGCCTCTGCTTGGTCGACAGCAAAGGCAAACACGTCCTTGCCGAAAAATACACGGCAGACCTCAAGGCGGGCAGTATTACTTTTGGCGAGCCGTTGGACTTGTCGCAATACACTCTGCCGCTGACCGCTGTTTGCGCATGGGAAGAGGAAAACCGCATTACGGGCGTCGATATTTCGGGTCGTCTGAAGCTGCAATTTGCTATTTCACGCGCCTACCCCAAAGCAGGGACTTACGTTTCTTCAGCCCTGATTGGCGGCGATTTGCTGGTACGAGCGACCGAGCCTTTCTCGCAACAGGCATGGGACAACGTTTGGGCGGATGCGCGCCGCGGCGATCCGATTCTGGCAAAGGCAAATGTTAAGGACTACCCGATCAAACTCGCCAGCAACGGCGCGATTACCGAGCGTTGGCTGATTAGATTCACTACTGCCAACCAATTCGAGCTTTACGGCGAACAGCTGGGCTTGGTTGCCAAAAGCGATACCCTGACCGACCTCGCCCCCGCTAATCCTGCTACGGGGAAGCCGTACTTTACGATTAAATCGACAGCGTTCGGCGGCGGCTGGTCGACTCAAAACTGCATCCGTTTCAACACCTACGGCACGCCGCTGCCCGTATGGATTCTCCGCAGTGTCCAACCCTCGCCCGACAGGCAGGAAGGACGCGACGGCTTTACCGCCTGCCTGCGGGGTAATACGGTCGCTGAGTAGACGCAACGAATAAAGGTCGTCTGAAACTTGGAATCATGGTTTCAGATGACCTTTTATTACCGTTTATTTATTTTTAATGCCGTTTAATTTAGAATACAGTCCTATTTGACATAAAGGGATAAAAAAATGAAACAAGCCGTATTGTTCGCAACCATGACCGCTCTTGCCGCAGCAGTATTGTCGGGATGCGGAAAAAGCAAAGAGGAAATCGAGCTGGAACGCGAAAAGATTGCATTGCAACGCGAAAAGCTGCAACAAATCCGCGAATCGAAACAGGTTAAACCGGAGACAGCCCCGCAGCCTGAAAGAGCGGAGGCGCAGGTAAGAAAAGACGTACCTCCTGCTTCCGCACAGGTAAATGTAACCGTCAATGCAAATCAGGCCGCCGCAGAAGAAACCAAAATCGTCAGAAAGTCGGTAATGATTGCCAATGCCAAAACATACTTTTCCGACAGCATGTTAAGGAGTATGGAAGCCTACTATAAAGACGATGCAAGCATCTTGTGCGGCGAGGTACTTTGGGACAAAGCCAGCTGGCGGCGTTTTGTGCAGGTCAATGCGTATAATCCCAAAGATGGAAAAGTAACGGCGCAGACTTATTTCGACAAAGATTATTCGCACGAGTTTTCCGACACCATCTGGCGGGAATATTGCCGCTGATAAAAGTACCCGACTGCAACCATGCCAAGCCCCGATTTTCGGGGCTTTTGCTTTAATGGTGCTTTATATTTGGGCAAAAGGTCGTCTGAAATGTCAAATACGGAAAGAGTGCCGGTAAAAGTTTATCGTTGGGATGACGTAGGTGCGCCGCAGGTACTGCCTGCGGAAGGAGATATTAAAACCATTTTAAAAGCCTGTTTGGTAACGGGCTATGGCGAAAATGAAAACCGCAAAGAGCCGCTGGGCTGGGAAATGCCGTTTGAAAATGGAAATGACGCCTGCTTCCGGAGTACGCACGAAAAATCAACCCAATGGGCGTTGGGTGTGTATGGTAATGTTAGATATGGTGGATGTAATGTAGTTGGATTAAAAAATCCGAAATCGGTTAAGACTGGTGAGAAAGCGGTATTTTTCCAACAAAATTCTGTGGTTCAAAAATTCCTATATGGGTCATATAGGATGGATCCAAAAAAGCAACTTTCATGGGTGGTGATTGGCCATGGTCGTGCATTTTGTTTAATTATTCTCAATTCTGATTTCGCCAATATTTGCGGTAATTTATATTTTGGAGATTTTCACAGTTTTTCAGTCGCCGACGTAGGTAATTGCATCATGATGGGGACATCAAGCTATTCTGAGGACTTGAATATTAACAATAGCAATAAGATTGTGATTACCGAGTGAGGCTGATATAAAAAGCCGAGTGATGCGGGGTACAAGCCATGATGGTGTTGTTTATCCAAATCCAATTACGGGCGGTTTTTCTGCTGAAAATATCCTTATTTTTGAGAAGGATAAACAAAATAAACATATGTTGCGCGGTCAGTTACCCGGATTAAAATTTACGTTTGAATCAATGCCATCGCCAACTGTGCTCCCCTATGGCAAAGTCTATAAAAATCTTGATGCAACTAATGACGAATGGATGTATTTTAAAACTGTCGATAACTTGGGGATGTTGGTAAACCTGACAGCTTGGGATTTGTGATGGCAAATATGATCTTGGATAGCGGCGTTGTGCATTCGCCGCATTATAAATACGGCGGGCGCGGCTACATCGCCGGAGAAGCTGAGGGTATCGTTACCGTCAACGGGCAGCCCGCATCGCGGCGGATTTATCTTTTTGCCCGCCCGAAGATGGAGATTGTTGCCGATACTTGGAGTAAAGACGACGGCAGCTACCGATTCGACCGTCTTAAGGAGGACGAGGAGTATCTGATGGTGGCGACGGACCATAAAAAGCAATACGAGCCGGTCTCCTATGATTTCATCAAGCCCCACGTCGATACTGACGGCGGATAAGGTCGTCTGAAATGTCTGACGATAAATCCAAAACCTATGCCGATTCCGCGCGGATTCCGCTGCCTTTCGGGGCGTTGATTGCAGAGCGTAAACCGTCAAATCGGCTGGCAATCCCGTTTGTCCGACCTCTGCGCCATATTGCGGCGGGCGGGACGGTTGCGCCGATTGAGCCGCCTAAGCCCAAACCGCCCGAACCTTACACGCCGCCGGCTGGTTATGCCGCTGTATCGAGTGAGTGGGGGTTTGTTTTACATGAGGCGGGGACGGGGTCGGCTTGTTTGGCCGGTGGTTTCGCGGGCGGTAGCGCGGCGGTCGGAATGTCGGGCGTGTCGGTTGAGGCTGTTGATGTTGCCCATTGTTTTCAGACGACCTTTGAGGGGATGACTGCGCTTGAAGGTCGTCTGAAATCACTGTCTGAGCCGTCGTTTGCGGTTTCGGCGTGTGCGGTAGGGGTTCAAAGCGCGATGGACGGGCTGGACGGCTGCTCCGGTTCGAGTACGACAGGCAGCCTGTTTTTGACGGGCTGTGGCGGCGATGCGCAGGCGGCTCAGGCGGGCGAACTCTTGGAGACCCACGCGGAAAGCACGTTTTCAGACGACGCTTTGTTGGTTGGCTGTTTGCAGTCGGACATCCTCGCGGCGGCGGATTTGGCGCGTTGTTTTAATCCTAAATCCCTGCCCGCCGTTACCGTCCCTTGCGAATATTACGAAATTCCGGTCGAGCCAGAACCCGTCCCCGAAACCTACGTCTGCGGCATCCGCCCGCCGTCAAACCGCCTTGCTCTGCGGTTTTACCGTAAAAAAATCGCGCACGACCCGCGCTATATCCCGCTGCCGTTCGCTTGTTTCGACACGGCAAAAACCCCTGTTTTAAACGGATACATCATGAAAAACACCGTCAAAGCCACGGCGGACGGGCAGCCGATTGAGTTGTTTTCTGCCTCGTTTACTGCCGATACGGGCGGCTATTGCTGGCAAGGCAGTCTGACCGTTTCGCCCGAGGATTTCGCCAAAATCAATCCCGACGCACGCGCGAAGGGCGAGGAAGCGCAAATCAAGGTGCAAATCAATGCGGACACTTTTGTCATCCTTGCCGAGGATTACAGCGACAACCGCCGCTTCGGGCAAAAGAGCTATACGGTAACGGGCAGGAGCGTTACCGCCCGCTTGGGCGCGGACTACGCCCCAAAAGGCAGCGGCACATACCGCAACCCTATCTACGCCCAACAAATCGCCACGGAGGTATTGAGACCGACGGGGGTGGGTTTGGACGGATGGACGATGGCGGATTGGCTGATTCCTGCCGATGTGTACGCATTGACGGACAAGACGCCTATGGCGGTATTGCAAGAGCTGGCGCAAGCGGCAGGCGGGTTTATTGAGAGCGACCGCGCCAAGCCTACCCTGAGATTTAAGCCGAAGTGGAAATCGGCGGCATGGGAGGTGGCGCAGGCTGCGGCAGACGTTACCGTGCCTGCCAGCGTAATTTTTGGCATCAGCGGGCAGCGCAGCGTGTCCGAGCGGGCAAACGGGATTTATGTGTGGCCGAGCCACAACAAGGGCAAGGGCGCGGATGTGTACCGCAACGGCAGCAACCGCGAGCCGCGAGCCTCCGCGCTGACCCATGCGCTTTATACCGATCAGCCTGTTTTGCTTGCTGCAGGCGTTGCCGCCTTGAGCGCGACGGGCGTACACAAGCGCGAGACCGTGTCTTTGCCTGTGTCAGACAAATACGCGATTCCGATGGCTAATTTGGGCGAGATTTGGCAAATCAGCGAGCCGTCGGGCAACTGGCAAGGCGTGGTCGTGGGCGTATCGGTCGAGGTCAAAATCGAAAACGACGCGCCTGTCGTTGCTCAAAATGTGAGCATCGACCGCTATTTGGACGAGTGATTAAAGCCGTTTTAAGACTGCTTTAAAGGTCGTCTGAAAGCCATGTTCAGACGACCTTTTATCTATTTGTTGGGAGTAACAAAATGACCAATCTGTATCAAAACCTGACGGCACTGCTCAACCGCGAGCAACGCGGTATCGCCAAAATAACAGGCGATTTGGGCGGCGGCTCATGGGCGGCACAAACGCAAAGCGGCGGGAATATCGTCTTGAGCGGTCAGGCTGCTTTGAATCAACGTGTTTTCTACGACATTCGCACCAACCACATCATCAGCCAAGCCCCTGATGCTGCCGTTTTAGAGTTGGGCGTGTAGTGTTGAGTGCAGGTGCGCCGCCTTGGCGGTGGGTGATGGTCTGGGATAATTTGTTTTATTTTGAGGGTGTGATGAGTACGGATATTCTGCGCTTCAAACAGGGCGAAACCGTCGAAATCAGCGTGATTTTCGATGTTTTGGACGACTTGGGTATTTCTGCCCTGACCGGCGTGACCGCTGCCGCCGAGCTTCGGCGCAAACATACTAAGGAGACGGTTGCCCGCTTTCAGACGACCCTTTACCCCGAAATACGCTTGGTGCTGTTGCGCTTGGATGCCGATGTGTGCCGAGGTTTGATAGAGGGGCATTACGTTTTTGATTTGCAGTTTATTCGCCGCTCTGACGGCTTGGTGCAATACAGCGGAGATATTCCGCTGGAGATTTTAAAGAGTACGAGCAATGTTGGGTAAGTTTCGAGTTTTTAAGGGCAATTTGGAAAATGCCGCGCATCGGTACGATGATGACTTGTATCAGACGTGGTTGATCCAGCCCGAAAATCAAGGCAAATCATTTGAGGATTTCACCCGATGGCTTGCCGACGTTAAAAGCGAGGATGCGGGCGAAGCCCCTGATTTCGTCGCAAGATTTATTTTGGCAACTTCATAAGGCAGGTAAAAAATGACATTAAGACAACGTATAGACGCACTGGTGGACGCTATCGGCGCAAAATTCAAAGAGGTTATCGGTAAAATCGGCTCGACAGATATGCTGCAAACCACGGAGCGCGGCAGCGTGGTCGGCGCGGTAAACGAGCTTAAAACCCGTATTGACAACATCGGCAGCGGCAATAGCGGCGCGGCGATTGACGATACTGCGCCTGCGGCTGATAAGGCTTACTCCAGCCAGAAGGTCGATTCGCTGATTGATGCGGCAAAAACGTCTGTCAAATCAGAGATTTTAGACGGCGCAGACGCGGCATTCGATACGCTGTCAGAAGTTGCCAAGTATATTGAGCAGGATAAAACCGGCGCGGCTGCGCTTTCTGAAGCGGTTGCCAAACGCCTGCGTATCGATGAAGCGCAAGTTTTGACACAGCCGCAAAAAACCGCAGTGGAAACCACGCTCAATCTTGGCGATACGGATACCGACTTCGTGGCTAAATTTAATCAGGCGTTGCAGTCATGACCTTAGTCGAGCGTTTTAAGCTGTTTGTCGATGCCGTTGCCGCCCAGTTTAAAGCGCAGGAGGCTGAAATCAGCAAACTGCGATCTGCGCAAGGTGGCGGTAAAAAAGAGTATCGGGAGATGTATATCCCACGATCGGACATTAAATTTTCAGAGGGAAATAACAACAACAAGTGGATTACCATCCCGTTTGCTGTCCCTTTTTCCGAGCGTCCGATGGTCAATGTTGTACTGGATATGCAAGACGCCACGCCACGAAACTCTTATGTGGGCAATATCACAACGGAAGGGTTCGATATAGGCATAAACTATGCGCCGTCACTCAAGGGCTTGTGGTATCAGGCTTGGATTATTGATAAATAGGCAAGAAAAAAGGTCGTCTGAATACCGGCGACCTCAATAGGGAGATTTAAAAAATCAGTGGGACGGCGACGTAGCGGTGCGGCAACACCGCTACGCCAGCCAAGCAGTTCGTGCCTGCATTGACTTCTAAGGCCGCCTTAGTCTCGCGAGACCGAGGCATTCTATCTGATACAGGAGTGGATGCAAATGCAAATTTATCGTGAGTTACGCTGCAAATTCTGCGGCAAATTACTGGCAAAAGGCAGCGGTTTCGTGCAAATAAAATGCACACGCTGCAAAAATATTAATTCTTTCAGTTGATTATAGAATTTAAGAATGCCGTTGAGCATCATATTAATCTGATTCAGAGCGTCGTCGAATGCCGATTTAGGAGTATATATGATGCAAAAACCGCAACAATCTTTACCCATCATCCCTTGGATGGGCGGGAAACGACGACTGGCAAAACACTTGTTGCCCATGTTTCCTGAGCATTCTTGTTATGTCGAGCTGTTTTCCGGTGGCGCGGCGTTGTTCTTTATGCGCCCAAAGCCTGCTAAAGTAGAGGTACTCAACGACATCAACGGACAGCTCATCAACCTGTACCGCGTGGTACAACACCATTTCGACGAGTTCGTCCGCCAATTTGAGTGGACACTGACCAGCCGAGAGGTCTTTGCCCGCCTGCAAAGTACACCGCCTGATTGCATGACCGATATTCAACGAGCTGCCCGGTTCTTCTACTTGCAGCACAATGCCTTCGGTGGCAAGACCGTCCATCAACATTTTGGCACGGCTACCACGTCAAAAGCGTGGGATGCGTCGCAAATCAAAGCTAAATTAAAGGCTGCTAAAGACCGTTTAAAAGGTGTTTATGTGGAAAATGAACCGTGGGAGCGTTGTTTCAAGCGATATGACCGCGAGCATACCTTATTCTACGCAGACCCGCCGTACTGGCAAACCGCAGGGTACGACCACGCATTCGATTGGGCACAGTATGAGCTGCTGGCCAAATCAATGGCGGAGAGCAAGGGTAAGGTCATGTTATCCATCAATGACCACCCTGATGTAAGGGCGTTGTTTAAAGATTTTCGTATTACTCAACTGGAGCTGGCTTATACCGTAGGCAGGGATAGGACAGGCAAAACAAGCGGCGAATTGGTTATTTGCAACTGGTAA